TAGGTATTGCTTCAGTTTCAGGTGTTAATGAAACAACTTACACAGACGCAAGTCCAACAGTTGGCGAATTATATCCTAAACTTGCAGATCAAGTTCAAGAAATCAACAGCAACAGATTTGCACCACCAACAGCATTTATTATGCACCCAAGACGTTGGGGTTTCATTTGTGCAGGTGTTGATAGTTCAAACAGACCATTAGTTGTACCTACAGGTAATGCACCACAAAATGCAATCGGTGTAGGCGAAGCAGCTAAATATGGTAATGTCGTTGGAAACTTATTAGGTATTCCAGTTATTACAGACGCTAACGTTGTAACAAACGCAGGTGCAGGTACTAACGAGGATCAAATATACTTAGTTAAAGCTGATGACCATATTTTGTTTGAAGATAACATCTTCCAGCTTAAATTTGAGGAAACAAACGCAGGTTCATTAACAACTAAATTAGTTGTTTATGGATATGTCGCTTTTGCTTCTGGTAGATACCCACTAGGTATTTCAAAGATGAGTGGAACAGGATTGGTAACACCAACCTTTTAATTAAAATTGTAGTCTTGGTGTGTCAGGCAACTGATACACCAAACTGCATACAGAAAGTAAAATTATGGCAGATAAAAAATTAATAGAAGCATTAAAAAAAGAATTAAAACATTACGAGATTTATGGCAAAGCAGATCGTGCTGAAGAAGTTAAAAAAGCTATTAAAGAAGCTGGTGGTAGCATTGAAAATAAAAGTGCGAAACCTAAAGCTGAAAAAAAAGTAGTTAAAAAAGACAAGTAGGATTAATGCCAAAACATCAGAGTAAGAAAATGAAAGGTAATACTGGTAAAGGTCGTAAAGGTAGGTAATCTTTATGGCAATTACAAATGGTTACTGTACACAAAATGAATTAAAGACGTTTGTTGGCATACCTACAAGCGATACAGCTGATGATACTTTAATTGATGACGCAGTAAACGCAGCTAGTCGTCAAATAGACGCTTTTTGTGGCAGATATTTTTACGCTGATGGATCAGCTACTGCACGAAAGTTTTTTGTAAACGATTTATACCGATTACGTGTAGATGACATTTCAACAACTACAGGACTTGTAGTTAAATATGATGACGATGATGACGGCACATACGAAATAACAGTATCATCTAGTCAATACCAGGTACTTCCAATAAATGGCATTGTTGATGGTATTAAAGGAAATCCATATTATATTATTGAACTTATTAGTGATGGCAATAACGAATGGCCAATGGATTATTCAAGCAATAGACCACGTGCTGAAATAACTGCGAATTGGGGTTGGCCAAGTGTACCAAGTCAAATTAAACAAGCTACATTAATGTTAGCTAGTGAATTATTTGCTATGCGTAATGCACCACTTGGTGTTGCTGGTGTTGGGGATTTTGGCGTAGTAAATATTCAACAAAATAGAGAAATTACACGACTAATAGCACCATTTCGTAAAGGCACAGTTTTAGGGGTTGCTTAATGGCAACACTATCAGAAATACGTGATGGTCTTAAAACAACTGTAGGCACAATAAGTGGACTACGTTGTTACGATACAATACCAGATAACGCAATAAACTTCCCAGTTGCAATATTTATACCTACAGGAATTGATTTTGATTTAGCTATGCAAAGGGGAACAGATTTATATACTTTTGATATGTTAGTTGCAGTACAACGTGCAGATAGTAGAACTGCACAAGATAAACTAGACGCTTTTATTACAGGAAGTGGTTCATCAAGCATACGACAAGTAATATATAACAATAGAAGTTTAGGTTTAAGTGAAACAGACGCAAGAATTACTAATATGACCAATTATGCAGCTGATGTAAACCTAAATGGCATTGATGGTATAGGTGCTACATTAAACATAGAAGTTTATACGAAAGGATCAAGTTAATGGCAAAGTTTAAGATTATTGGTAATAAAAAAGTTATGGGTAAAGAAAAAGGCGATACAATAACTATTGATGATGAAAATGTTGCTAAGTCATTAATAAAGGGTGGTCATATAGAACCTATTACTATTAAAGAAAAACCTAGAAAGAAAAAAGAAAAATAAATGGCTAAATTTGTATTTAATGACGGAAAAATATTTAGTGGTGGTTATAATTTATCAGACCACATAACAAGTGTAAATTTAGAAATTAACGCTGAAGAATTAGACGCTACGGTAATAAATAGTGGTGGTTTTAGGGAAGTATTGGGTGGTTTGAAAGATAGCAGTATTTCAATGGACGGTTTTTTTGAAGCTGGTTCAGAAAAACCAGACGCATTACTTGGTGCTTCTATAGGTAATGAATTAATCGTTACAACAGTTCCAGACGCAGGTGTAGGCAATACAGCATACTTTATGAAGTCCAGGTTATTTAGTTATTCAATGTTTGGTACTATAGGCGAGATTGCACCATTTAGTATTTCTAAATCACAATCATCAGATAAAGTAGTTCAAGGCAAAGTAGAAATAGATAGTGATTTAACTGCTACTGGTAATTCATCAGGAATACAATTAGGTTCAGTTGGTGCAAGTGAAAAGATATATGTAGCGATACATTGTTACGCAGTTAGTGGAACATCAACACCAACAGTTACTTTTAAATTGCAATCAGATGACAACGCTAGTTTTACAAGTCCAACAGACCAAATAACATTTACAGATATAACTGCAATAGGTGCAGATTTTCAAAGTTTAGCTGGATTAATTACAGATGACTATTGGCGATTAAGTTACACAATATCAGGAACTACACCTAGTTTTTCAATACACGCAACAATCGGAATAGAATAACACACACAACTTAACTTCTTTACTAAACTATAAAATTAGACTTGAAAGGAGTTTACATTGGCAAAATTTGTTTTAACAGACGCTAGTGTAACCTTGAATAGCGTTGATCTATCAGACCACGTTTCAAGTGTTACGTTAGAAATTACAGCTGAAGAAATAACGACTACGGCTATGGGTTCAACATTTGTTGAAAGAACAGGTGGTTTAAAAAGTGGAAATTTATCTATTGAATTTCAACAAGATTTCGCAGCTTCAGAAGTAGACGCTACATTATGGCCATTGTTAGGTTCAACTACAGCTTTTGTTGTTAAACCAACATCAAGTGCTGTAAGTTCAACTAACCCAAGTTATTCTGGTAATGTGCTTGTAACCCAACATATACCAGTTGCTAACGGAGTAGGCGAACTTGCAACAATGTCCATATCGTTCCCAACTTCTGGAACTATCAGCAGAAACGTTTCCTAATGGGAAATATGATTGTCGTTATGCAAGACGGCAAGAAATATGAAATTAAAATTAAACCAGCTGATATTGTACAGTTTGAACGCAAATTTAACGTACCAGTATCAAGGCTAAATGAAGAACAACGTTATGAGTGGTTATTATATTTGGCGTGGCTTGGTGCTAAACGAAATGGTGTTACTGAAGATTATGACACCTGGATTAATTTAGTTGAAGAATTAGACATATCAGGATCAAGTGATAATTTAAAAGGATAAACGGATTTATTGACTTAATTGCAACCATAGCAATAGAAACAGGGATAAGTCCACAAGACATAGCAGAACTTGATATGGAAATGTTTGACGCTTTAGTTAGGGTTATAAACAAAAAGTACGAAAGATAATATGGCATTTAAAAAGACCGATTTAGCAATAGACAATAGCGAAGTTAGAGAACTTGTTAAAGAATTAAAACAATATGGTAAAACAGATGTTTTAAAAACACTTGCTAAATTTCACAGAGAACTTGCCAAAGAACAATTATCACAAAGCCGTACTTTAGCTAGAAAACAACCAGTACCACAAGCTAATAAATCAGCTATGGGTTTTACTGCTTCAGGAACTAGAACAGAAGCAAAAATTAATATAAAAACAACAGATCGCTATCCATCAGCATTGTCTATGGAATTTGGTCGTAGGTTTCAATATGTACCAGTTCGTGGTGGAAAGACAAGGGCAATAACTGCTGCTGAAGTAGGTAGATTACCACATTCAAGACCAGGTGCTAAGTTCCCATATAGAAAATGGATTGGCAACGCAAGGGATCGTGGCGATAGTACATTTACTAAACTAGGTAATCAAGGTTATGTAGTTGGTAAAACTATTGCACGTAATCAAGATGAAATACTTGAAAGTTACAATGATAAAATGTACGAAGCATTAGTAAAGGCAATTAAATAATGGCATTTGAAAAAAAAGTATCAATAGCAATCATTGGTAAAACTGATGATTTTGTTAAATCTTTAACCAAAGGTCAAAAAGCATTAAGTGGTTTTGGTAATGTTGCAGGTGCTATTGGTAAAGCAACCGTTGCAGGATTAGGTCTTGTAACTGCTGCTGCTGTAACTGTTGGTAAAGATATGGTTGAATTGGCTTCTAATGCAAAAGAAGCTGAAGCAGCTTTTGAAGCAACATTTGGTCAAGCAATACCTGAATTTGGTAACTTTATTGAAGATTTTTCTGCTAAAGCTGGTTTAGCAACATTTGAATTAAAAGACTTACTTAAAACTTCTGGATCAGTTCTACAAGGTATTGATTTTACAGCTGAAGCGTCAGCAAACTTATCACAACAATTAGCAACTGTAGCTGGGGACGTAGCTGCGTTTAACAACGTTCAAGGTGGTACGCAACCAGTATTAGAAGCATTTACTAAAGCACTATTAGGCGAAAGGGAAAGTCTTAAAACCTATGGTATAGCTATATCAGAAGCAGAAGTACAAACTAAAGCGTTTGAAATGACTGGTAAAAGTAGTGCTGCTGAATTAACCAGACAAGAAAAAGCATTAGCAACTTATGAATTATTAGTTAAAAAATCAGCAACAACACAAGGTTACTTAAATGCTGAACAAGATAGTTTCGCAACTAAATCTAAACAAGCACAAGCAAAAATTAAAGAATTACAAGCAACATTAGGTGCAGAATTATTACCAATAGTTGAACAGTTGTTACCAGTTATTATTGATATGGTTCAAGAAGTTGGGCCGCATTTAACTGAAGCAATTAAAACAGTTGCACCGTTTGTTGCTTCAATAGGACAATTATTTGCTGATTTAGCACCACCAATAATTGCAATCATTACATTACTTTTAAATTTATTAGCACCAGCATTTAAAAAGTTTACAGAAATAGTTAATAAATATATTGCACCATTTTTAACGAACCTACCAAAGAATTTTGAAAATATGATTAATCGTATAATTCGTGCATTAAATACATTTATTGAAAAAATCAATGGGTTTGCACAAAAAGCACAAAACTTATTAGGCAAGATTGGTATAAATATAGATTTACCTAAATTAAATAAATTTGGCGAAGTATCGTTTGGTTTAGCTAATGAAAAAGTTAAATCAGTTGTATCACAAGAAACAATAGATCCAGCTGCAACAATATCAGCATTAGCAGCAAGTCAGCAACAAGCAGCAGCGTCATTAAATAAAACAGTTGGTGCTGGTTTAACAGTAAACTTTAATGGAACAGTAACTAATCCACAACAAGCTAAAGATGTTGTCATTCAAGGATTAAAAGAATTTAATCGTACAGAGGGTGCGTTAAATAGAGTTATAACAATACAATAATGGCAGCACCAGTAGTACGTGTTCGCATAGGTTTTACGCAAAACACATTTACACTTGATGACTTAGTTCGTGGTGTTTTAGATAGTGCTGAATTAGGTGGTGCAACACCATTAACTGATGTTACAAGTGATGTACAAAGCATAAGTATTAATCGTGGTAGATCAAGGGACACAGATAGCTTTTTTGCAGGTTCGTGTTCAGTACGATTATTAAATAATGCACGTAAATATGAAAACACCAATACATCAAGTCCATATTATCCTGGTATTGAACCATTAATTACATTACACGTGGACGCAACAACTAATGGTGGATCAACGTATGAAGATTTATATGTGGGTTTCGTTACAGATATAAACCTTAATTATCCTGATAAAAATAACTCTTTTGCTGATTTTATAGCTAATGATGGTTTTATGAAGATTGCTAATACACAACTTATAGACGCTTCATTTAGCAGTACAGATAGTGGTACTTTAATTGGCAACGTCTTAGATAACGCAAATGTTAAATTTGGTGCTGGTAGAAGTATTGAAACTGGTATAAGCACAATGCAATCATTAAGTGGTTTAAGTGAAAATACATTATCAGTTTTACAAAATATTGAACGTTCTGAAAATGGTTTATTATTTATTGCTAAAAATGGCCAATTAACGTTTAAATCAAGGCATACAACGTTCCCAAGCACACCAGACGCTACATTTAGTGATGATGGTTCAGATGTACCTTATTTGCGTGTAGATTATATAAATGATGACAATGAAATTTATAATATTATTTCATTAGAACGTTTAAGTGGTACAACACAAACAGTACAAGACGTTGCTTCACAAGGTAAATATCTAATTAGAACATTAAGCAGATCAGGATTGTATAACAATAGTGATAGTGATGTTTTAGACGCAGCAAACTTTTTACTTGGTAAATATAGTTCAGCTTTAATACGTTTTGATAATTTAATTGTTGATCTAACAGAAGCAACTACAGGTAATCAAAATACAATATTAAGTCGTGAAGTTGGGGACGTAATACAAGTAGAATTAACACCACCTGGTGGTGGTAGTCCAGCACAAATAACGTCTTTAGAAGTTATTGATAGTATAAGTTATAACATTACACCTGATATATTTAGCTGTTCATATAAGCTATCTAACGCAGATGTACAAGCATTTTTACGTTTAGATAACGCTTTATTTGGTCAATTAGATGATGATAAGTTAGGTTATTAATGACACATACAATTAAAATAAACAAGAAAGGGATAAACTAAAAATATGGCAAACGGATTTAAAGTTTTTGCAGTTGGCGAAGTCTTAACAGCAGCAGATGTAAATGATTACTTAATGGAACAATCCATATCAATATTTGCAGATAGTACAGCAAGGGACGCACAAATAACAAGTCCAATAGAGGGTATGTTTTGTTATTTAGCAGATACCAACGAATTACAATTTTACAATGGATCAGCGTGGGCAGGTTATATTGGCGATGGCGATATAACTGGTGTTACAGCAGGAACAAACCTTAGTGGTGGTGGAACTTCAGGTGATGTTACACTTAACTTATCAATAGATAGTGAAGTAGCTTTTGCAGATCAAGTAGCAAGTGCCGTAGTATTAAAAGATTATGCAGAAACAGATGTAGCAGTAACAAGTTCAAGTGGTGTTGTAGCAATAGATTTAGCCAATGGCAACACAGGAACAATTACTTTAACTGAAAATATTACAGATATAGATTTTACTAATGTTCCTGCTAATGGAGTTTCAACTTTTACTTTACAAATTACACAAGATAGCACAGCAAGAACAGTTGCAATTAATGCAGTAACAGTAAATGGTGGTGGAGATGTAACTGCAAAAACAGCAGGTGGTGCAGGTTTTACAATGAGTACAGGTAGTGGTGCAATAGACTTAGTGACATTTTTATTTGTAGATGCAGGAACACCATTACTTAATGCACTACAAAATTTTAGTTAGGAGTTAGCTTATGCCATTAGGTGCAGCAAGATTTGGACTTCTTGGTGGAGTTGCAGATTTAGGCAAATTAGAATTAATTGAAACTCAAACTGCAAGTGGAACTGTAGAATTTATTGAATTTCTTGATTTACAAGAAAGTACATATAATGTTCATTTATTAACTGTTAATAATTTACATTTAGCAAATAACAGTAGCTTGGTGCTAAGTCGGTTCTCAACTAATGGTGGAACTAGTTATATCAATACAGGTTATCAATATGCACAACAAAGGTGTCAAGCAAATGGAAGTTTTGCAGAAGATAAATCAGCAGGAACAAGTAGTTTGCAATTTGTATATTTTGCAGGAAATGGAACAGGGGAAACTTGTAACTTTTATGCTTACTTATATAACTTAGGGGACAACACAAAATATAGTTTTGTAACAATGCACAATAATTATATGATAAGTGGTGTTCAAATTAGTTCTTTTGGAAGTGGAGTTTTAGCACAAGCAAATACAGTTAATGCTTTTAGGTTGCAATCAAATGTAACTGACAACTTTACAGATTATGACATATCCCTATATGGAATTGCAGAGAGTTAGATTATGGCAGGTAATTTAGAATTTATAAAATCTGTTAGTGGAACTTCTGTTACTTCATTAACAGTAACAGATTGTTTTAGTGCTGATTATGATGTGTATTATGTATCAATTACTAAAATTGACCAATCAGCAACAGGAACAGGTATAGTTTATAGATTTTTAGACAGTTCTAATACTGCTATAACAAGTGCAAGTTATGACCAAGCAACTTTAGTTATGAAATCAAATACAACTTTTTCTGAAAGTAGAGGAACAAATGCAACTTATGGATTTGGTGCAGTAGGTTATGGAATTAGAGATGCAGAGGATGGAGTAGGTGCAAGTATTTATGTTTATAATCCTTATGACAGTTCCTCTTATAGTTTTGTTTCTGCACAAAATAGTTTTATTGTTCTTGCAGGAACAACTTTAGAGGGATATAAAAATATAAGTGTTTTAAAATCTGCACAACAATGTAATGGTATTCAATTTTTAAATGAAGCAGGAAGTTTTGACAATATCACAGTTAATGTATATGGATTGGCTAGTAATTAGGAGTAATAATGGCAGGTAGCTTAATAAAGGTTGATGAATTTACAATATCAAGTCCAGTAGCAAGTGTAATTCTTGGTGGTGGAAGTAGTGGTAGTAGTGGATTAAATGCTTCTATTGATAGCACTTATGATGTGTATATGGTTAAGATAAATGGTTTATCTCCTGATACTGCTGAAAATTTAGAGTGTAGAGTTACAGAGGGTGGAAATGATAACTCAACTGCTAATTATGATTGGGCAGCTAAAGGTTTAAAAACAAGTGGTGCTTTTGATAATAACAATAATACTAATGCTACACAATGGGATGTGTCAGGTAGCTTTATAAATGCAACAACAGGAAATTTTAATGCAATTATATACATTTTTAATGCAAATAATTCAGGGGAATACACATTTATTACTTTTGAAACTTCACATTATTCAGGTAGTGAGCATTATGGAAATCAGGGTGGTGGTGTATTTACAAGCACTTCTAGTGTTGATGGATTATTTTTTCAAATTGATAGTGCAAATAATATTGATAGTGGAACATTCACTTTATATGCTTTAAAGAAGTAAGTATAAGAAATATATAGTAAGATAGGAGAGATATGGCAACATTAGAAGAACTACAAGTAGAGGCAGCAGCAGAGATTGAAGCTGCTAAACCTCTATTTAAGCAAGTTAATAATGAACGCTTAGAGTTTAGTCAAGCTGATTATGACCAAGCTATTGTAGATCTAGCTAACTCAAAAT